CTACTCGGCATCATTTTTATATACGTAATCAGTAAAATCCTTCAAATGTATTTCTACTCTATTCAAATAACAAGAGGAATCTTGTGCGATAGTCTCTTCTAGCATTTTCAACTTTTCCAACACTTCTTTTTTGATTGGAGGTGCAATCTTTTCCTCCCCCTGCTGGTGTCTTTCCCACCATCTCCGAAAGGTTTCTAATGTAAAAGTTTGATTAATGTAGTTCCCGCACGAGCGGCACCAGGCAACCAGAGACTTATCGCATTCCAATTCCTCCAATACAAAGGATGCCTCTTTCTTGCAATGTGGACATTTATTTAAATAACCTATCATTACAACATAACCTGCTTCCTTTTATCTTGCTTATTTATGCACGATAGCTGGTGAAACGGTCTAGTTTCTCATTAGATTTTGGCTCAAAAGGGGGTTCTTTCTGCGCAAACCGTCTTGCTCTGGTTATCGTTTCTGGAATCGTCGCTTTTTCAATATAATCATGCATAAAAGATTCCATATTACTAAAATCTAGCTTATCAATGAGCCGCCAATAGTAAGAGAGTAGCAATTTATCATTGGTACGTGTTTCCGGAAAAAGAATCATCAGTTTTCTAACGTTTCGTACAACGGTCTCTTTTTTCACGTTATCCTTTTCCATTCTTGTCCTTTTGTTCCGTTACATATGAAAATTGATTCTCAAAATCTTCTGCCGGAATATCCATTTGTATGTCTGCTACCTTTACTTTTACATAGTCTCTAAGGCCATTACTTCCCTTCTGAGTACCTTCAATGATACCTACCGTACCGGATGTAATCATTTGATCCATGAATTCCAGATCCGTACATACTTTTACCTTTTGTCCTATCTCTTTTTTCATTTAATCCACTCCCGATACGTTGTTCATTCCTTTACTCTCTAACCTCTCCCGAAAAGTAAAGAAAATAGTCCATTGTCTCATCCAAGGGCTCATACACGATTCCGTTATCACCCTTAAACGGAGTTGTATGAATCACCTTTAATTCTTGTATTTGCTTGGGAATCCCATTAGGAAAGGCCATACAACTCATTTTTGTCCTGCTATCACGATTTAAATATTTACAAAAAACACAAGGTATCGTAAAATCCATTGCTATCCCCCCTTCCAGTTATTACATTCATATCCACCGTATTGCTGGTACCATTCTTGTATCTTCGGGTCGATGGGGATATCGGTTACTTTCGCCGTAAATGCCTCTGGAATTAATTCGATTGGATACCAACTGGTCGCATAGCTACAGAGATGATTCGCAATATAAGTAGCCTCTGAGTACGACAAGATAGTTTTCGGACCATAATTGTCAGGATCAAGCGCTGAAAATCGGTAAAATTGATCAGCCCCTACATTATGAAAATGTAGCCAATGACCTATTTCATGGATAATCGTTCGTAATTTATGAGGAGACGATTTTTGGCCAGATTGATATTCTGCTAATGCAATCTTATCCGCATTGGCAAAATTGTATTTTTTGTTCACAACAACCTCTCCAGTGGGAGGATTAAAGTAACCATTTGCGCCTTTTGCATCCTTGATATTTATCGTGAGTTTATGTTTAGTGATCATGGTTTTGAAGCCGCAACAGTGATTCAAAAGATGAACAAGTCCTTCTGTTACATAATTAGCTGCGTAAACATTTCGTTGAAAATTAGCATCAATATTTATGCTATTACACCATTTCTCAGCTTCTGCTGCTGTTGCATACGGCTTCCATACAATTGGATTTTTACAGGTATCATCGTCATCCGGAATGGGTACGGGAACCGGATCAGGAGGTAGCGGATCGGGATAATTTCCATTATCAACGGTTCCAGTCAAAATTGGTTCAGCTTCTGGATCACAGAGAAGATGAAACATAACCTCTATTTGTTTTCTGTCGCCAGCCTCTGTATAGAATTCTAATTTACATATAGTCCCGGCCTTAATAGGGTGAGCGACTTGAAAATAGAGCCCCTCTTCAAAATTTTTACAATAAATATTTTTAGCAATCAATTCGTTCCCAATGAGAAGATTCCAATAATCTGAGGGTGTGATAATATCGGATTTTATAGATATCGCATACAGCTCTACATCGTGTGATAAATGAAAAGTATCGGTAATTACTCTCTTAGTACCAGAGCTTCTCATCCCTTTTATATAAATATCTCGTCCGATAAAATGGGCTCTTGTCTTGGTAGGATAATAGGGAGGGTCTAATCTTCCGCCTACTACATATCTAGCTAACATTGGGTTAACTCTCCTTCATGCTTTCTTTAGGTAATCGTGTATCATAAAATGCTCATGTAAAAATAATGATCAGGGTAAGCTCGTCATCCGACCCTGGCATAGATCGCATACCTACATATCTGGTAAATTTTCATTTATAGTAAAAGTAGTCGATCTATATCATTGAAAAGATGTAATAAATCTAAATATTTGCTGTACTTGGTATACATTTTTACTAGAAATTCATGTTTTTTTGCTTTTTTGCTAAATATTGTCGTTTTATGTCTTTAAAAAGTTGCGAAAATTCCTCCTAGTTAGATTGCAGATTTATTAGCATAATGATATATTTATTATGGAATGGATTTCGTCTCCTCTTTTTATCAGAATCACACCAAACATACGTGCTTAAGTTTGTTCATGGCTCGTGAGGCGTGGGACTTATTTAACCCTAATTGATTGGAAATTTGCGTAGGCTTCATATCTATTCCGTCTTCGGTAAATAGCATGTAGCTAATAATCTTCTGTTCTTGGTTTGTAAATAGGTGTTTATGAAACAGATAATCATTACGCACATCAGCCAATCCGTAGCCGACTTCATAATCTACACCATAGAAATGATCAACAGTCGATCCTTTTTCATCGTCGGCCCCATCACAAAAATGAACCATCGTACTTTTCTGTATAATCATTCGTCTTTTTTTTCGGTAGTAATCCATGACAGTTCTTCTAATTACCGTATAAGAAAAAGTAAAGAGATCCTTTTTAATTGCTCCTTTATTCATTGCAGTTAATATTCTTACAATAGAATCATGCTTTACATCCTCTCTATCTGCTATGTGGACCCCTGACAACACAAAATCAAATATTGGGTTTAAAATTCCAATATCTAGGATTTCCTCAGTACCTTTGGCTTTTTCCATATCATAAATCCTCCTAACGACTACAAATATTATGAGAGCTAATCAACTTTGATAATTGGTTACTAGAGAAACTTATATTTGTGCATATAGGTATTAGAAGAATAGAGAACTCTGATTTTGTTGCATATTACGTGTTGTCATTGATGGATAGTTGATACCAAAGGATTTCACTTCTATATATAAGTAAATGCTGACATGATCTAACTAACCTTAGTAATTTTTTCTTAGGAAGTATATGTATAAGTAAGAAAATCCCCTAATTCTCTACATTCGCTTTATTTTTCAACTCGTATTTTCATCTCTCCTTGCTATATTCTTTGTTTGTACAATTCCACTCTGACGTACTTTTAGATCAGTAAATCTTGATTTACAAGGACTTATCACCTAATGTATTGCAGGACTAAAAGCAGATCGTACGTTTAAGACCCAAGGTATCAACTATATTTTTACATCTAAGGTAATAGTCCTTCAGTAGCAAATACTATAGTAGTCGATACAACCTTTTGAAAAGTTGCACGATATTTCCACTTATAAATGACTCAAAAACAGGAATGTACGTTCTTACTAATTAAAAAAACATTTTTTCGCATACATAAAAAGAGCCAATAACGAATCAATCGCCACTAGCTCTTTTTCTTTTTAACCAACTATCGTTTTTGGAAAGTAACATGATACATTAGCTGCTTGCAAATATGCTGTTAGTATCTACTAGCGTCCTTTTTGTAGCATGCCTACATTCTTGACAAAGCTATGCACATAATTGGCTCCTCGGCTCACAATTAGTCCAGCCGAAATGATAGAGACATGTTTCCACATATGTTGGAGGCCAAAAAGATTCAGCTCAAAAGCATAGCAGAGGATAATTCCTATTAAGATGGAAATAGAATAAGTCATTTGGTCTTTAACCCACTTCGAAAACAGTCCTTTTATTATTTCTGTTAAGGATTCTGTTAAAAAGGCTAATAAAATAAGTAGCTGAGCTTTTTCCAATATAACATCTGTCATTTGCCTTCACCTGTTCGGATACGTTGTAATAGCAACATCATAAGAAAGCTACGCTTACTCAGAGCTAACATTCGACATTTTACTTTTTCAGCCCAGATATTATCAGTTACATACCCGTTACCAGTAATATCAATCAAGGCTTTGGTCAGCATTCAAATGGCCCCTCCCTTTCGTTTCAAGTCCCCTTTTCATTCCCCCTCTGCTGATTTTGTATCGACCATAGCTTTTCCTCATTTAAGGGGGGTTACGATTTTCATACGCTTTTACATGCCGAATTAATCTACATTTCTAATCAATGTGATCCCCATCTAAACGCAGCATTAACGATTCCACTTTTGTATTAAGCGATCTGTTTTCCGTCAGAAGTTTGAAGTTTTCTTGCCGTAATACCTCAATCTCTTGTTTTAATGCCTTGATTTCTTCCTTGTAGATTCGCAATTCCTCTCGCAATTCTGCTCGAAATGTCTGTTCAGCTTGCGATAATAATTGACGATCTGAGATACTAACTTCTTTTTGATTGTTATTGCGGCCGGATATATAACCGATAATACCTGTACTAAGGGATACTGCTCCCCCAATGATGGCGATCATCACATTCGCATCCATGCTCATTTCACCTTCTTTTTGTCTGTAAACGTTACGTAAAGTTAAAGGCTGTGATCCTTGTATGGGCTAGGGAAAGTTGCATCGTTTTTGATGCTTAAGACTGGACTTACGTGAAACGATTTTTGTACATCAGGCATCACATCTGTTTTAACATCTTTTAATATAAGTAAAATGAGTAAAAAATTAACCCCTGCCACGAAGGACAGAGGTTATTACTCTTACATAATAAAGACATACCCATATTCAGCTACGACATCAATATGACTTTCAATCTCACTGTATACGTTAATGATACATGAGCATGAGAGATCGGAGTCAATGTTCTTCCGTACGCTAATACTTCCGCTCAGTAAGGATTTTTCCCATATTTCCATAGATGACCAAATATCGGCATTATTTTGAACCCGAATAGCCATTGTTCCTAAGAGATTACGATGCTCTTTTAGGAGGAGTAAGGAAAGCAATTCAGAGAAATCCTCTCGTCTGACAGCGACATGACTTAAAAGATTGGCATTTGAGAATACTCTAATGGAAATTGTTGAATGTAAATCATCCCCATCAGCTACTCGAACGATCAGATTACTGTCTACTGAAGCAGAGTCCGATAATCGAACGGTAAAGAAACACCACAGAAAGGCGTAACGCATTTTACGGGCACTAATTTGGCCTTCTACATCAGCTTTCCCTAAAGCGTTTACCACCAAGAGGCCAGAACATTCGGATCTGTCTTGTAATTGAACGGCCAATGTAGAAGGAAAATCATGTTGTGTACTAGTGCGAACCTGAATACTTGACCCTAAATATCCTGATTGAACCTGATTGAAGCTCTCTAAATCTGAGACAGCTTTTACCCTAATAGTGACAAAAGAAGGTACATCCTTTCCTTTCTGATAGGGAATAGCTAAGTGTCCTGTAATATATCCAGAGAGAACAAACATATGAGAAGGAACATCAAATTTAGGATAAATAAATAAATTTGATAAAAGATTGTTTCTAGACTTTACTGCTAGTTTTGCTTTTAATTGCTCATCTTCTGCAATCCGAACGTGAAGGGAAGCGGCAAGATGGGATGCATACACCACATTCAAGCTGCCATGCATGTGGGTTTTATGGACTAGCAGCATACCTGACAAGCTGTCATGGAATTTTACAAATCCACTTGCTGATAAATCTACCTGATCCTCTACCCTAACAGATAAAAATCCTAAAGTGTCAAAGCCATTATAGACCGATAAGGAAGCTTGCAAATCGTCTCTATTTACAGTCAAATCGGAAAAGAAATCTATTTTAGACGATTGCCGTACAATCACTTCTCCAACGGTTACATCCCGATTAATGAATAGAGTTGAATGAATCTCCGGATATGGCAGGCCCTCGCGTCTTACTGCTAGCTTAGAGTTTACATCTTCTCTATTTAAGATATAGATGTGAGAAGGCCTGTCTGGCACACTTACAAATAGACTACTCTCCATCCAGAAAGCTTCTTTTGTGAAGACCTTCAAATAGCCTACTGTATCATGGTGAGCTGACTGTCTCACAGATACACGACTTATCAATTGCTCCCTACTCACGGTCAGCTCAGATAAAAGATCCCGCGGACTGACAAGGAATAAGTGAACTGGCAAATCCTCATAACCTTGGAATTGTCTAATCCGTAGAGCTGAGACTACATCTGATGACTTGCTTTGTCTAACCGTTATTTCCGACCAGCAGCTATCTCTGCCTAGACTATATATTCGCGTGTCATAATACGTTATTTCTAAGATAGGTCTATGTGACTTTTGTTCTCTGGTAAAGAAAGGAAGCGATGAATTCTCAAGCTCATTGAAAGCTTTCACAATAAATCCGAAGTTGTCTTTCTTTTTCTCATACCATCTTTTAATAGAGTCTGTTACATCAAAATGAACATATCTGGAATTCCCCTCGATGCTCTCTATCACATTAATCCCATCATACGACGATGTAGGCGAATCAAACCCAAACGGATAAGGCTGGTTCTTCCAGGTGATACCATATTCAGTCCAATCTGTGACTGGTTCGATCATTTGGACCTGCTTAGGCGGTATATTTCTACCGTCAACATACAGCTTTACGACCGCTTTTTTAATGGTAACATTACTAGGTGGGATAGAAGCTGCTGCTAGATCAAACCCTATATAGGAACGGAACGTATCTTGCAAAGAAGAATCGTGTCCGATATACATTTGTTGTTCAATGCCATAGTTCAATCTTGGAACTGCTTCTCGAACAAAAGCATCCTTAGTCGCATACAAAATCGCAGTAAATTCAGGTGGCGCCAGAATCTCGTACTTACTTCTGATATAAGTGTAGGGAGAAATTCGTAGCAGTGCTGGCAAGTTGCTACTCACCTTAATAGTCATATCTGCTAAAATAGCAGAAGCGTAGTTAGCAATTATTCCGTATTTGGCTATTGCCCTTGTATACGGAGCAATGCCAAGAGACGAAGGTACATCATTTGTTTCTTTAATAGACATGTTAGAAGCAAGATTAGAATAATCGCCTCTTATCATTCCATATTTGGCTTTTAGGACTCCACGTGTAGCTATCTTCAATCGACTGTTGAAATCAGCGTTGCTTGTTATATTAAGGGAAGAAATTAAATCACTGCCTTCAACCGGTATCATGTCGTATCTACCGATAAGTCGAGTCTGTGTACTAATTCCCATTCTAGAAGATAGCTGAGATGTAGCAGTGATGTTTAGCCAAGAGGTAAGATCGTCTACTGTAGTCTCGATGATCTTATATTGAGCTATAAGTTTTTGGCTGGATGTAACTCCTAGTTTTCCTGCTAAATTCGAGGTATTTGTAATTGTGAGAGAGGCCGACAACTCGTTAGCAGTTATGCCTTTCACTATATATCGGCTCGTTAGCTGCCCCTTTAGCAAAAGAGATAGGTGACATACTAATGTGTCTCTTTGAATGATCTGGATGGTACTGTCTACATCCTGTCTAAATAGCTCTTTTATCTGATATTTTCCTGACAGAATAGCCTTTGGCCGAACAGAAAGCTTTGCTTTTAGGTAATTCGTATGATGGATAGAAATAGAGGATGAAATATCGCTATTAGTCTGCCGCTTAATATGGTATTTCCCTTGTAAAATTGTTTGTGGGGTTATATACAGACTACCTGCGAATCCAACTGCTCTATTAATCTTGATGCTGGATGGTATGTCCACTACGCCCGTTGGGATACTACGGTACTTCCCTTTCACAATGCCACTTGTACCTATTTTTAATGAGCAACGAACATCATGGCCTTTAGGGACTATCATATGTGAGGGTATCTGGCTCTCGTTTTTATATAACAGATACCCAGCCAAGTAGTTTTGAGCTACTTCATCCATAGACAAAGCCCTGTTATAAATGCGGACCACTGGAATTGTTCCTCGGAACCATTTTGTCATCTCTTTATGGTGTCGTCCTATAATCAAGTCAGCTAAAGGATCTGCTGTATACGCTCCAGATACTGCTTTTGCCCTTCCTTGTGGAGCTCCATTGAGATAAGCACTTAAGTATCCTGTATGTTCATCAAATGAGCCAATTACGTGATACCATTCACTTTTAGATTGGTAGCCAAGGTTACACATGGCTTGGTTGTCAGAAGTTGTCACATGTAATTCCAATTCGCCCATATCGTTACATAAGAGAGCAATTCCTTGTGTACCCTCAACTTGTCCCCCTGAAGACAGCACAATACTTCCGCCAATAAAGTAGAACCAGGCTTCAAATGTAATACTTGCGGCAGGCTTCAGTTGAGAAGCTCTACCGCAAGTAACATAGCTGCCGTATCCATCGAAATAAAGGGTATACGGGTGCGAAACTGTATTGTTTCCTGTCCATCCACTTTGGGAGTTATATTGAAACCCATGTAAGATACCGTGGTTGTTATTCCCACTAAGATCATGCCATTTGGTGGTAGGAGTGGCATTATTGCCTCTTGTCAGCCCCTGATCAGCAAGAGAAGCGTGAAGGGAAAGGACCAATCCTTCCTTAATAAACATATAATATCACGCCCTGTTCCATTGTATTGGAATGCTGTTATGCTGGACTTGCCTTAGCCTTGAGATCAAAGGTACCACCATGCTTCACCGTAATATCTGAACCTACTCTGACATAAAATTTAGCTGCTGCACCTGGTGCATAAGTACCGCTAAACTCTAATTCAGAAATGCCAATAAACGGTGTTTCACTTATGCTGAGCTTGACATCCATCCCTGCTTCGACCGTTGCTTTATCGACCCACACCTGCATTCGATTAACAGGAAACTCGGCATTATTCTGTAACCACACTGCCTTTGGCAAAGAGGTCTGGCTTGCGATCAAGGTTCCAAAATCCAGATAGCGCAATAATCCACCCGCATTGTCGGTGTAGTATTTTCCAAATTCATTGCGGAAACCTAAAATTGGTGAGTCAATGGGAAGGAGATTTCGCAATGCTGGGTAGCCGTCGTTGTATTTGGCATCTAAAATCCAGGTAGTGTTCATATCCCAATTCGTGTAGAGAGATGGGTGTTTCAGTTCTGCTGTATATTTAGGAATTCCGCCGTAGCCGCCGGTGGTTGTATTATAAGTTTGGCGGTCGAAATAGCATTCAGTCAGGGTTTTACTATTAGAGCTATAGTGATCATACGTAAAGCCTCCACCTTTTCCATAGATCGTACCGATTGCATTACATCGTTTAAAATTTCCTGTTGAAATATAACCAACAAATCCTGCAACAGTACTACCGATGACATCACAAGAATTATAACAATCCTCAATGCTGGAACTATTAGAATTCATATATCCAATGAACCCTGCAACATAAGAAGAACCCTCGACTCTTCCTTTTGAGTAGCTTCTTTTCACGCTGATGTTACTGCCTGTGATATATCCGATGAACCCTCCGGTATAGCTAACTCCAATCATATTGGCATTTGCAGAGCAATCCTCAATTATTGTATTTGAGGAAGCATTACCAATCAGAGCACCTGCATAATCGCCTTTACTCGTTATTCGACATGATGAAAACGTATCCACGTGACAATTTTTAATCAACGAATTAGTACTATATCCTACTAATGAACCAGTATATGCGGCTCCCGTAACATTACAGTCTATTATGTCTAGATTCTGGACGGTTGCTCCTGTTACTTGACCAAATAATCCGGCATAGTTACTTGATGGTAGATTGATAAACAGATTCGCAATGCATCTTCCACCGCCATCGAAATTCCCTTGAAAGTGATTATCTTGACCAACTATAGGAAAACCTATAGGATAAAAACCACTATTTGTTTGATGATCAACCATTTTAATATCATCTTCTACTTTAAATCTACTATGTCGAAACCACCGAATCTGATTAAGTTCATCTTCTGTAGTAATGATGTAGGGCTCTGCCTGTGTCCCTTTTCCCGTTTTGTATCGAATAAATTGGCGATGCTCCGGATACCCTTCGTTTACATCTTTCTTTACATCCCAATACAGATCAAAATCCCAAGAATACGTACCCCTATCCTTCATCTCTGAGGTTGCTTTGCCAATGCCAGCTGCACTTGCAGGGGCACCTGAGGTTTCTAAGTCCCAAAAACAGTTGGTAGCATTAGAATTATTGGAATAATAGCCGACCAAACCACCAATATTCGTTCTGTCCTTAGCAACCGTAATATCTTCTACTTTTCCTGTGGAGTAACAGCTTTCCATATAGACTCCATTATTATACCAATTTACATTTCCTATCAATCCGCCAGCAATATTTCCACCGGATTTAACATTACATTTATAGTTATAGCAGTATCTTATTTCTGTATTCCAACTACTTTGAGAAGAATATGCATAGGCATCACCAATAAGTCCCCCAACTTTTCCCCCTCGACCTTCTACTGTTCCGCCAATAACATTGCAATTAAATATTCTGCATCCAACGATATATCCTATGAGGCCTCCTGTTGTTTGACTTGCATTTGTAATATTAGGGTCTATAAGGCGTACATTTCGAATTGTTGCTGTGCGACCGGCACCAAACAGGCCTACGTAATTCCTGTTTTGGTTCATAAAGAGACCCTTGATGAAATGACCTCGACCATCATAATTTCCAGTAAAGGGTGCATTGGTAGTCCCTATCGGTTCAAACCCTTCCCCAGATTGAAAGCTGGCCATCACAATATCCTGATCCTGCACATACCAAGCCCCTAGATTTTTTCTCACATTATTCAAATCCTCTTCATTTGAAACAATGTAGGGATCAGCTTGTGTTCCACCACCCCCAGAAAAGTGGTTTACATAGAGATAGGTTTTCCCATTTTTCTTCTCAAAGTATGGTCTTACCCCATTGGTCTCTTCCTTGCTTTGTAGAAACGTAATTTCATTTTTTCCATTTTGATCAGCATCATTTACAACAAAAACTTTGTCGTAATCATCATAGGGTAGGACAATAATTCCCTTGGTATCCTTGGCACCATCCACCCAAACAAATTCACGTGAAAACGGAATATCTTCATGCTGCTCAATCGCTTTGGTAATAGACGGTAGGTTATCTTTTCCCTTTATATCTATCTCTGACAAATCAGTAGTTTCTAAAATTACCTTTGCCTCCAGATGTCTAGTCCCAAACATACTGACAAAGGCTTGATATTCCTCATATATGCTTTGCTCTTCTTTTGTTCGTTCGTTTGCTTCCTTGGCTACAAGCATATCGACTAAATAAATGTCTTTGACACTTACCCATCCATGTGGAGTCAGTACCTCAACAGGTACAGGAGAAGCCTTCAAGGTCGCTTGTCCCTTACTATCATGAACATGTGTTGAAAAAAATCTCACCTGCAAAGGATTTGATTCTGCTCTTTTTTCTTCTGACACAGAAAGCACTTGCTGAGTAGCAACTGACCTTGCTTGTCTCTTGGATAAGCTTCTTTTTTTGGGAGCACTCCGTTTCTGAGGAGTATTCCTCATTTCTTCTTGAATAGCGGGAGTTACTCCGCTGTTTATGGCATCCTTTATAAACTGGCGGATTTCTTTTGCTAGCTGTTCATTTATATCACCTGCCAATTCAGTTCACCTCCTATATTTGGTCGTAACGGAGAATGAAACTCGTTAGCTATAAGTCCATTCACCCTAATTTGTAATTTGCCATCTAATTTTTTATCACTAACTAACCAGAAGTTCATATAAAAGGGAGACTGAAACGGAATGCAGCAAATTGCCTTAAAATGAATCGTCACATCATCTACTAGAAAAGTAGATTTGTATCCAAAATTGTATTGGGTAATCGTACTGCTAAGATTGCCACCATTACCAAGAGCCGTAGGACTAAAGTTAGCCAATCCTCTTGCTTCTGCATCTTTATACGAAATAATATCTGTGTAGGTATTCTGAATGTTTCCAGTTAGAAAATAATCTTTGTCAGGTGTCGAATAGGTAACATCAATAATTCGCCCTGCTAGATTAAACGTTCCGTCCTTTTCAAAAAAAAGCTTCTGACCATGACCAACTAACCCGAAACGTATTAGCTTGCTTCTTTGGATGCGATAAAAATTATTCTCTTGTTTGGTAGTAAAATCAAACTCAGCTAGGTGAGTACCATCAACATACTCACCTAACCAAATGAAATCCTGTGTGACAGGCGAATAGCCGTTACAACGAGAAAACACGGTAAAAGTCCCCCTCCATTGCATTGGATGTAAGAATAAGCATCCTCACTAGATATAGCGATAAGCTACCCGAGTCAAGAAATTGACATTACCTGCTGTAGCAAGTGGAGGCACATTAGCTCGTAGTGTAACCTCTACAAAATTTCCTTTTGAATTCACAGTGGAACCATCATTTTGGACACCCAGAATCTCCTGATTGTTTGGTGAATAGGTCCCTGTTGGATTGGTTGTATTGCCCCCTGGCTGAATAGCTTTCGTTACAGGTCCGCCAATTTTAGAGAAATTACTTTCTTTCATACTATCAACACGAACTTCAATCCATGTGCCGATCACCAAATCTCCCGTGTCGCCACCTGCACTATCTTTCGTTGTGATCGTACAATCCGTCATGGTAGAGACATCTGCCGTACCTCCACGGTTATTCCAAATTAACACCCCGAGAGCCGGTGAAATTGACCCGGCATCAATGGTGCCAATCTCCCATTTTGTTAATTGTGTTACATTATCAGTCTTATACCACGATACTGCTGGTGCTGGCATGTGAAAACCTCCTTGAGAGTGTTTAAAACACACTTGTTATACCTTCAATATAAGATAATCACATGAAACCTTAACAAAAGCGTAGAAACGAATTTCAAGCAATTATGCAAAACACAATTGATGAGCTAGTAATGAGAAGCGCCTAAGGGTTAGAACTGCTTTTTTCATACAACAAAAAAGACCCTCTGTTGAGAGAGTCTTTTCGTTACTTCATATTTTCCAATAACCAATCGTATTCACCTAGACGGATTTTTTATACCTGATATAGAGTAAATCAGGAATTCCATCTGTTACTTTGAGAGTATCTGGAGCAAAATCAATTCCAACAATTCTATTAGAAGCATCTCGTTTACATTCAAAGTTGACCGTAGGCACTTGGATTTGACCATTAATCGCTACTAAAACAGATTTGTCCTTTGCCAATCCTTTTGTAAGAGAATAATTTGTTTCTCCACCTTTTGCTTCGTAAAACTCTTCTTCCTCTTCAGTCTCAAGCAGAACGATCCGATCATCAAGCTCTTTTGTGCGAATATCTGTCTTATTTTCAATATCAATGAGACGTTCCTTCAGACTAGTAAAGCTCGCTTTTGGAAACAAGCCGTTTTTCGATTCCACATCACGATTGTGGGCATCTACAACCTCTTTATCAGAACCATGCTCTACGGTTTTTATACGTTTTGCTAGATCTGTTAGCACTGTCTGAAGAGTAAGGCCTGTGTAGTTTGGATCGTTAACAACTCCAATCAGAGAAGCCCCAGTGGTAGCAGCAAGATCATCGCGAATAGCCTTATCGGCATTCTTTCGCGCGCTTTCCTCGTCAGCAATTTGTTGAACAAGGGATGTTGTCAGATTAGCATTCCCATCATTATCAAGCGTACCGCCCTTACCATAGATATCCTTCATAAGTTGAACCAGGTTCATGTATGCTCTAGCATCTGTTGCGCCTTCTACAAAGCCTGCACCGCCTTTAACAATCGCATCTACAGGAATAACTGATAGATTCGTGCGGATAACAAAGCGATAATCAATATTTTCCGCTTTTTTATCAAACGTATATGGCTGCTCTGCTCCTTTTTCCATACTAAAGAATTTAAGAGTAAATACTCCTCCTGCTTCTTCCAGACGACCATACACTACATCAGAATCAGCATCCCCGATAGGTGTATCGCTTCCCGTCAATCGAAGCTGAACCTTTTCCGTTAAGACAACCCCTTCTACGTCCACGCCCGTCGAGATGCTACGAGCACCAATGTCAGCCGTAACATCAATCTGAGCAACTCCTTTTACTTCTTTGTTGTTTGCCTGTACAAATACATCAATCTTGGTGTCTTCTAGAATTTCCCGGTGATTGTGAAATTGAATATCTAGGTATGTTTCACTAATTTTGTTAGCAGAGTCAAAATGATTATTTCGCATAATCTTATTATGAAACTGCTCACCGCGTAATCTAGCAATCCCTCTTGTTCCAGCCATTTATTATCACCTCTTTTGAAATATTCACAATCATTATAGGTATAAAGGACTGGATATTCTCTAAAAATGGTAAAATTAGATGATAACCTTTATTTCAATGGTTACGCCCTCAATGCCTTCGCCGAGTTCTGCTACATGAATTCGAAAATGGTCATCCTTTAAAATTGTATCCTCGGCTAATGTATAGGTGGGATGAGCTGTATTTGAGGACTTTTCATTTTTGTCTATGACAAGATTATCCTGGAAAATATTTTTCCAGGATGGGGTGCTGTCATAATTGACTTGCGAGCATTTTTCGATTTGAAATACTGTTTTTTCGTTGCCTAATTTAGCACAAGAAGCGTATACTTCCTGAATCTTTCCATCGAATGGGAACCGTATTTCAAGCTTTGCAACTCCTAAAAAGACCCGATTTAATACAAACACCATCGTTTTTACCTCGGCCCTTTCCTGTATATGATCAAGTCTGTCGTCAATAGAAAAGTAAGGCAAGTCATTCGTTTTATATCTTCTTGCTGAAATAATCTCTTCTTCTAATCTTTTAAATCTTAGATCATCGATACCACTCCCGCTTCCTTGGCGATATTCAGGTTTCCAGGTACGTATAAATATCTCGTCGCCAAGCATCAGCGGAACAGCTTGTCCCTTCAATGGATGATTTTCAGGATAAACACCTAAATCGAGACGAATCATATATTCATTGATTTCTTCATAGCCACCATCTGCAAGTATATGTTGACCATTAAAATATACGTCCAGCATTTTCGTACCCATTTGATAAGGATGTGTTAAAGGAATAAATAATCCTCGATTGAGATCCAAATAAGCTTGGTCTACAATGATCTCTTGTTCCTTCCAATATAGATATTCGTTTCCATATCGACGTAGATTCATTTTAGTTCCTGCCATGCCCAAACACCTCCTTACAAATGATTAATATCCAGAATAAAATGCAATGGCTTTAACCCGAAGCGTTCGCTTTTTTTCTCTACCCTCATCCAAAACTTCTTACTAGTAAGCGGAGCTAGATCTCCCATGTCAAGGGTTTGAGAATATTTGTTCGTCGGCATATTTGATCCATCGTCATGACAAATATCAGCCCACTCATATCCAAATTCCTCTAAGTATTTTAAAATACTCATGGATACGCTTGTTGCTGCTTTATTGGATGACGGATTGGAAAGCTCCATTTGAACGATAATTGTTTTATCATACATCGTACCTAAATAGGTTTCTCCTGTAGAGCTTAGTTCAACGCCTTTCCACATGACACGTAGATCTGTCCCGTATAAAAAAACATCCCCACCATACATATCAACGGGTCCTAGACTCGACAAGAGTGTACCTGTGGAATCATAAATTCGGATCATACCGTGGTAGGACAATGTCGGGAGTTCTAGCTCAACTCCTGTCCAGTTTTCTTCCAAGGTCGAAGAGGCGACGGTATACCCATCTTTGTCACACAAAAAAACAGAAAAGCCTGGTGGCAAATTCCCAATCGTAATTTTGCTATCTTTGCATACAACTAACCGATCGATGTTTACATTCTTATAGCCTGATGATGATGGATTCTTGACAACAACCCCTATCTTTTCAGCCACTATACTATCTGTATCAAATAACTCCCAACCATATCCTCGATTAGCAAAAAAAGTCCATTTGTTGCCTTTTTTATAGGCTCGCCATTTACTATATTCCGTTCCTGTTGTATCTCTACTTTCAAGAAACTCTAGTCGATGATAACCATCCTGCCAAATCAGAATGCCGCCTTCATCACCAAGCTCCACGGGGAGATAATCAGCTATTACCTCAAACATTAGGGTATGTTCCTCCGCCGGCACATCGAATAGTACCGTGGTTTCCAAATCTGAATGAGCCATAACAAGCTGATTTCTATTACGATCAAGTGAGCAGGCATCGCTTGGAGATAAGTTGTAACGGGAGTGAATACTCCCGTTATCAAACCTATCATCAAAAATCAAACCACTCCATTTCTTGTAAATTCCCATAAATTCCCCTACCTTGTTTTCTTCCAGTTCCATATGCTCCAGGAAGCAATTTTACCAAGAATCATCCAAATTTTTCGTTTTGTTGAGGTCGGGATGGTTTCATTGGTAGCTCTCGATCCATGTTCTAGAACTGTATTCATCTTTTTGTTAGGTCTTCTTGCTTCCTCAGGCTGAATCAGATCTGTTGTCATTACGTTCTTCTTGCGTTTGCCCTTCAAACCATGAGACAAGAGGGTTGGATAAACTCGTTTACGTCTTCCGGACACTTCTTCTATTTGCAGATGCGTTACGATACGTTTCTTCTTCCGTACACTATCTGTGTGAATGTGAACGTGGCTGTCCTGAGTCATTGTAATAGAATTAGCCTTAGTCTCCTGAATAACCGTGGTTTGAGTAGATCCACCATCAGTTGTTGCATGTACTTGACGGTGTAGGATCCCTAATTTGTTACTTCCGCCCATATAAGATTCTTCAAGCTTTTGGGTAACGCTGATTGAAATGGTATCCGCTCCTGATCTTTCAGCGGTTTCCAGACGTGCATCATAGATGCTATCTCCTACTTGCATCGTCATTTCTTCTATTACAGTAGTCAAACCTTTATCAGAGGAAGCTAACTCATCATTCTGGAGGTTCGCGTTGTCAAATTTATTATTTTCTCCTGATTCCAGACCACTTGAAATCGTATCTATAATAAGCTGTTGTCTACTGCCACTATCCCACTCAATCAAACTAGAATCATCGGTGGATTTTTGTACAGATGCCATATTATTTACAGCAGCATAGGTATTCAGAATTTTTTCTTGATAGACGCCTGATTCGATGTTACTTGTCTCGGCATCATAATTAACTTCATACGCTCCTGATTCTAGCTTATCTACAGCTAGATTATTGTAATCTATTACATAATCAGCGGTTTCTAGCTGTTGCTCTGATGTTTCGTAATTTGTTATATAGTCGGCCGTTTCTGGGTGTTGGTCTAATGCTTCATAGTTGGTTACATCGTCAGCCGTTTCTGGCTCCTGGTCTGAGGCTTCATAGTTGGTTACATCGTCAGCCGTTTCTGGCTCCTGGTCTAATGCTTCATAGTTGGTTACATAGTCGGCCGTTTCTGGCTCCTGGTCTGAGGCTTCATAGTTGGTTACATCGTCAGCCGTTTCTGGCTCCTGGTTTAATGCTTCATAGTTGGTTATATAGTCGGCCGTTTCTGGCTCCTGGTTTAATGCTTCATAGTTGGTTATATAGTCGGCCGTTTCTGGCTCCTGGTTTGAGGCTTCATAGTTGGTTACATCGTCGGCCGTTTCTGGCTCCTGGTCTGAGGCTTCGTAACTTGTTACATAGTCGGCGGTTTCTGGGCGTTGCTCTGAGGCTTCGCAGCTCGTTACATGATCGGCCGTTTCTGGGCGTTGCTTTGAGGCTTCGCAGTTCATTACATGATTCGCCGTTTCCGGGCGTTGCTCTGAGGCTTCGCAGCTCGTTACATGATCGGCCGTTTCTGGGCGTTGCTTTGAGGCTTCGCAGTTCATTACATGACTCGCCATTTCTGGGCGTTGCTCTGAGGCTTCGCAGCTCGTTACATGATTCGCCGTTTCCGGGCGTTGCTCTGAGGCTTCGCAGCTCGTTACATGATCGGCCGTTTCTGGGCGTTGCTCTGAGGCTTCGCAGCTCATTACATGATTCGCCGTTTCTGGCTGTTGCTCTGATGTTTCGTAATTCATTAGATAGTCAGCGGTTTCGGTCGAGTCTACTCTGCTTGAATCTTCTGCTAGGGAAGAAGCAGCCTCTGTTAAGAAAACAAACACTCCATTATCGGTATGCTCTCGTTCGGATAATTTCGTGAAATCAAGAATACCATCAGCATAAACAGCCTTTGTTCCTAGCCCCTTGTACTCCAGCATAGCAATCGGGAAATCTGTCCCTACGCGGATTCTCTCGCCTTCTTCTACCACAGCATGCCCACCTGTAGTTGTATGTGCTGTATGCTGTGGTTGATATTCACTTTCCTGGTCCATTCGTTTGTCAGCCCATAATATGGATTCTTGCTGCGTATCTTCAGTATACACACTAAAGCCTTTAGCACCTTTCTCAAGCTCTGTATTAGAAAGATGATTTTTATAAGCAGGTATTCCATCATCGGTTATCGCTTCACTACCAGAATAAATATTAGTCCCGCACGTTTTTTCGAGCATAAGAGCTTCTGCTACGTGATTTTTATTTCCTGTTTCTAACCACAATGCATTTTCTGCTGTGTTATCACTGATAAAATTTGCTCTTATATAATTCAGTGGCGTATCGGAAGCAGCGTCTTTTTCTACTTCTGCCAACAGGAATTGATGGTGGTGATTCAGCTCTTGAATAAACCCTCTATTCGATGAAATCAGCTCTTCCAGATCAATCCTACGATTTTGGTTTTTTGTTACAAAGACAGCATCATCGACATTCAAAGGCAAATGGTTGTTTATTAAACCATGGATTATGCTTCCTTGCTCATCTGAGTATTGTGTACGTACAGGCTGACCCATTAGGAATATAGAATTATTTGCTAGCTGGTTAGAATTGCTATGCTCTGTAGATACAAAACAGCTTGCAGTAGCCTCTTTTCCCCTAGTGCTGACAGACGCATCCAGTTGTTTGTCTTCAAAGCCATTAGCTTTTGTCTGATTTTGTCCAAGCTCTTCTCTTTCTATCTGGACATCCTTGGTATAAGCAGCTAGACCTTCAGTGAATTTTTGCATTCCTGCTTCTGAGTATTGACTGCTATTCCCCTTCATAAGGTGCTGTATTACTGATTGTGAGACCGAATGAATATCGACATCTGAAGTAGCTTGCATTACCGTATGCTTAATCACATTTTCCATGCCCGCTTCAATCATTTTAAACGCTTGAGCACCATGCATAATTTCTATTAAACGGCTCAGCTTACTTATCTCAGGATTTTGGGCTAAGATACTTTTTAATCCTTCTACAGCATGGAATGTTTGCTGGTCGACACCCTTATCAATTCCCAGGTTTGAGGCAGACAATTTATCTAACGTTACCCCACCATCTCGTTTGACATAGCTTTGTATGAAATCCCAAACCTGTCCAGGTACATATTCAGAAGCTAATCCATTGATTACTTTCTGAGGCGGCTTTGCATCTGCTTGTATTGATAGCGAATCGCTTGCAGAAAAAGAACGAATAGAATATACATCTTTGTTTTCTTTTCTACTAGGATGAAGTAAGGTTTCAATCTCTATTTGTTCTTTATTGTTAAAAACGGGCTTAGCTGCTTTTTTATCTATACAATCTGCTAGATAAGAGGCGCGCCTTGCTGGATCAGGTACGTCATGTAATGCATCGGCATCATAGATGGATTTCCTATATCCAAGAGCATTCTGTTCCCCTTTTGCATCAAGCATCTCCCCGTGAAGACGAACAGCAGTTTTACTTCCTTGATTCTCTAGATCGTAATCAAATTTACTAGTCAGATATGTCTTTTGTAGCCCGCCTTCTTTTTCATAGAGAGTGTTTTGGAGAAGGAGCATTTCCTCACTCTCATAGGTTGGCGTTTTCCTTTTACTATTCGTCAGTTGATTAGGATGAGAAGCATAAAGCTTTTTGCGGGTGGATGCAAGCTCCTGATTCTCCACCGTTGCTTTGTAGGTATTTAAGATTTTATCTGCTAAAAAATTAGTGTCTGTTTGAGTATGCTGGACATATCCTAAAGCCCTAATGGTATGCTGATTCGAAACCTCTAGGCTTGGTGATCCATAGATAAATGAGGACTGACAAACGGGAACTAGTGTCTCTGATAAGACCGTTCGTTCGTGATTAGCATGTAAAATAGAATCAGCTTTTGTAGTTCTGTCGATCTGTTCCTGGACATTCAAAAATGATGTTCCTTCATACAGGTCATGATGGTTGCTCTCTTTCCCTCCATACTCCCCGTTACTGTATTTATAGATGTCCAAAAGATAGGATACGACATTGCCAAAAGCTAACTCTACTTCTACTCCCTCCACTTCTGTCACGTTAGAAGCCAACTTTATATTTTTTCCAAGCAGACCGGTAGCAGAGTTTGTGACTTTATTTGCTGTCTTGTAGGTATCCAATTTTAGGCTTCTATAAGTACTGTTAACAGGGGCTGTTACATGGTATTTAGTATTTCTGGTCCCATTAAACACTGTGTCTATACCAAACGCCAGTTCATAGCCCTTTTTAGAAAAAAGGGCGGTGAAACTGATTAGGTAAGATTTTTTACCGTTCAGCACACCGCCAACCTCCCCGCCTTATTAGCTGTTTTTAACAAGTGTGTCTTTTAGGATACCAAGACCGATAGGTGCAAACGGGCTAATGGTCGCTAACGTTAACGGACATACAGGTGTATCTGCTAAGGTATAGCGATACAACTGCTTATAGTCATAAGTAGCAAGTACTTCTGCATCCTTTGCAGGTTCTTTTCCGTCTAAGAACACAATTCTCTTTGTCTCAAAATCAAGCGTATAGTCTTTACCGAGCACCATCAACGCACAATCTACCTTTACCTCAAGCTTGAATGGGGTTCCATCGTCTTTTAATGAAGGCTGATGGGAAAGATGAAATGTTTTTTTGACTCCATCACCTTTACCTAGATCTTCATTTTCAGAAGTTTCAATCACTTCAAGCTCGTCCAATTGGGAGATATTTTTAGGGTGAATAGCGTAGCACTCATCCAGTTTACCAACAAAACCATCGTTAGGATGGACGACATACATTGGCGAAATATGATATTTCCCACTATAAACAGATGGATTAAAGCGCGATTCGCCTTCATCAACCATTTTGTCATGCGTAATAAACGCAAGATAATGCTCCTGATAGTACGTACCACCAATAGACTGTTGCAACTGAACGCTACTATTACCATTGGAGGTATGGTTGCCATAGTCAACAAATAGCGCCCCTAGCTTCATATCCTTTTTCCATTTAATCTCATCTTTTTGACGACATCCTGATATAATTACATGATTTTTACGAGGAGATTTGCCAAGCGTAGTCATACGTCCAATATATAAAGGAGCATAATAGGTGTTCTCGGGACCCGCCGTTGGATCAGGCCGTAAGAATAGAACGATTCGATCCTTTGTCATATTTCCCCAATAAAACATTGTTGAGTCACGCTGCCAACCACGATCAAAATGATCTAAAGGTGTAAAGGACAAGGCAGTTGGCATAGATGGATAAATATACGTAATGGCGGAATATACACCATCCATCATAGACTTACCGTCATCTGGATCAAATTTTTTCACTAAGATATCGCCATAGTTAATTGTTTTTGTCCCTGTTCCAACTAACAGGCGTACATAAGAAGCATGTAGCTCCGCACCTAAATCAGGGGCTGGACGAGTTGAAAGAATTTTGATTGTGTTAGTCGTATAATCTACCTCGTACTCATCAGTCGAGATTTCAATCTGGTTAATATAAAGACGTACAGTTCCTTCCTTAATGGTAGCTGCTGTCGGTATCTGGAAGCTTCGTTTAGCCCCGTCTCCATCAGGTAAAATAGATTCAGGATCACCCACTTTTACATTGCCATCCATACCTTGCACAATCTTCTCACTTCGAACATCATCATAGGTAAAGAAATACAATCTTTTCGGCATATCAGGTGCATTTGGTGCTGGAGCATAGGAAGCCGTGAATTTATCATTTGGGTCTGCTGGAGTAGTAAGTGTAATCACTCCGGTAAAGTCCTCTACCTTGTACTCGGCTTTATCAACAAATACTCCATTTTTGTAAAGCATTAATGAGCCTTTTTCAATAGGGTTCACAATTACTTGTAATTGGGTCGTTGAACCTGGTAGGAATGCAGCTTCACCTAACACTGAGTTTTGTGAAATATAATCTACTTCACCAGGCTTCTTGAATTTGCCACCATAGCCATAAACCATACCAAAATTTCGAACCTGACCATCACTTCCAACAGATCGAAACAATCTTACATCTGCAAATTTAGTTGTCACTTTCCTTGCCTGATCTGTTACTGCACGATATTTCACATAAGTTTGCCAGCCATGCTCATTAAATAATTTTTCCAGTTTATCAGGAAACAATTGAATGGTAGAATCTCCATCAAACCATGCCATTACGCATTCACCTCTCTACGTGTTTTACCTAGTCCTAAGGAGTAGGGATTTCTTTTCCTTCTTTATCAACCGTGTTCAAATACAAACCAATTCCCGCAGGTCGGAACTGAGTCCCTGGCTTCTTGGTAAGAGGAGAAACACCTTCGACCATGAAATAACGATATACATCAAATTCGTCTGGGCAATGAGCTTTTTTAACACGTAATTTATTTGCATTAAAGGAGAACGCAGCTAATGCGATGGTGTCTTTTAACGTTCCCCGCACACCCTCCTCAGGATGGATTACATATACCTTGGAGGTATGAACCTTGCTACTATATCGAGATGGATTAAAATTATATTTATATAAAGGATTTTCTGCGTTATTCCAAGCTCGCGGGTAATCTCGTTTTCCATCGACTGAAGATCGTGCTGGCGGCATTTGATTAGGCGGCGCATTCCAGGACAAATAGTGCGCCTGATAGCGAGCACCCAGCTTACCGCGATGCACACAAACGTTATCCAGCCCGTTAGCAGGGAATTTTGGATATGATTTTAACAACGGCATAATATTAGGCTGACGAGTAGCTGTATTGTCGTAATCATATTCCGTAATATCTTTGAGATTTTTCTCAATAGGTACACTGCCTACAAACAAAGCGTAAGCATTATCACCCTCTTCAATCGGGTCCAGCTTGCCAAAGTAAAATGGAATGCTTGGGACTAAGTTCCCTTCAGGTGCGGGCACATTATCACATTGCATAACAAAGAATAGATTCGTTTTAGAAAGAGTCCCTTTGATTGATATCTCAGAATCAGCCCACCAGTTCGTAAACTGAACAGCCGAATTGTAAGAGGGTTCGAAATATTTTTCCAATAAATTGGTGCGAAGACCAGCCTGCATGACAGGTGATTGCATTCGGCCACCCTCAGCCTTTTCAATTGTAAATACCATATTTGATGACCCAGAATCACTCCATTTACTGGATTCCACCTCAATATCGACTGCTGCACGCAATTGTTCCTTTTCCAGACTTGTATCCCAAGCCAAGACAATATCAGGATAATTCAGAGTCAAGCCCTTTAGGTCTTCAACCATATAAACAAATAATGTTTGAGGAGAACGATATTTTCTAAATTCATTTGTTGTCCAATCAGCAAAGTCAGCTAAGGCATCTTTATCAGGTCTGAACTTATACTCAAGTAGTTTTGGACTCCAAGATCCAGCGATAGCAATCCCGAACATCTTATTTTCCTGATTGGCATAAATAAAGTGCTCGGCAACCGTTATTCGATACACTGTGCTGGGTGTTTTCGACGATCGTGGGTTTGTTAAGCCTGCATCAAAAATAACCTTCTTAAAGTTCGCCACAACCTTCCAGCCTGCTGTTGCGAGCAGATCACCTAATCGTGCTTGTAAATCAGACTCTGTTACTTTTGGTGAAAAAGTAGCAGCAGTCGTGTCAATGAAAGGCATATCATACACCCCTTATATGTTTTATTTAACTCCCCTACTCCTATGGACTAGGACAATGCACCAAGTATTCCCATTGCGTACCCGAGCTGCTTGATGATACGACGACTTTAATCTGGGTTATTCCACCAAATGGATTATATTGAAACGACAAGCTCCCTTTGTTACTTACTTCGCCATGAGTACTAGCCACTAGATTATCTTGATAAAAGACATCCATACGATCAGGTACTCCGTACATGTCGTATTCAATAACGACATTCCCTCCATTAGAACCAAGCTCATGATATTTTTCCGTCCGCTGTCCTCCACCTGATTCTGCCAGTTTGCCACATTTTTGTGTGTTTGGAGGTGGGGGTGGCGGAGGAGGTGGTGGGGGTGGTGCCGGGTCTATAACTTCAATCGTTGCCGTCGCTACCCCTTTTTGCCCCTGTTCATTTACAATCATGAAGGTTATCGTGTAGGTTCCACTCTGTTTGAATGTAAATTGAGCCTGATCTACGGAATAACTCCCTTTATGGTGGTCTCCTGAGCCATTCCACTCAAAATGAAGTATGGGTGAATGCCTACTATAACTTGATGTAAAGTTAACGGATTCCCCAGTCTTAATTCGCGAAAAGGATGGTGCAATGGTTACCACGAATGGCAGTGGCGGCGGTGGATCGGGAGGTATTGGCGGAAGCGTGATGTTTCCATCTTTTAAAATCCCGAGTCCCGCTGGACGAAAAGGGGTTCCAGGCCGTTTTGTCATGGGGGAAATCCCCTCTACCAAATAGTAGGAATAGATTAGATATTTATGATTTCCGTCTACATCGCAGTATTGATCGGCTACAGCTAATTCATCACCATTCATTATAGTTAAGGGAGATACAAAAATAACATGTCGTAGCGTTCCATGAGCTCCATCTTCAGGATGAATCAGCATAGCTTTAGATGAATGTGCTTTTTCACTATATCTGGAAGGGTTGAATTGATACTTGTATAGCTCTTTCATATAGTTGTTCCAAGCCCGTGGATGTTTTTCTTTCTTCTTAGTTTCACGCAAAGGAGGCATACTATTAGGGGGAACATTCCAAGAAAAATAATAGGATTGATAACGTGCACCGTATTTCGTTCTTTTAACCATGACAGAGTCGATTCCGTTACTCGCATGGACTGGATATTCCTTTAGAATAGGCAGCAAGGTATCTTGCCAGTTAGCATCGTCGTAATCATCATAGTCAAATGCGGCAGAAGCCCTTAGTGCATTGTCTACGCTAGCACCCTTTTTACTTAAAGCAGACCCCGCGAACAAAGCTGCAGGCTTGCCACCCTTATCTGTATAAATAGTAAAATCCAGCCATACACGGGCTGATACAGGAGGGTAAGCATTCACTCCAGCAGTACTCTGAACCTCTATTGTAATCGTGCTCTTATCATCAATTCCAAAAACATCAAACTCTCCTAGGTACTCTGCATCCGCTTTTTTATCAACGGGTTTTTGATAGCCGGTTGTATGAAAAACACCTACCTCTACCCCTTCAACAGATACCTTTACAAGCTCACCTTCATCTCCATTGACATCTCCAGATAACCAAACTTTGACCTTTGATCCCTTCGAATTCATGGGATTATTGGATACAATGGTCATCTTTTTCCGAGTGGCCTGGTCCAGCTCGAAGACAAGCTCTCGCTTCAACACTTCCTCTGTCTCGCCTTCTACATCAAAATCCCCCATATAAAGAGGAATAGCCGGTACCGCATTACTATTCCAAACAGGTGCGGTATCAGAAGTAATGATAAACATCAGTGATTTACCATCCACAAAGCCTTTAACAAACACTTTGCTATCGCTCCACCAATTGGTGTATTTTACATGCAATCCATGGATATCACCAATGCTCTCTAGCTGTGGAATGCGGGTTCTCGAAGTAACAATTGGAGACTGATAAAATTGCGGATATTGCTCTGTAACCTTGTATTGCAAGGCTTGTGACTTGGCCTGTAATCCCCACATCGCGGCCTGAATCTCTACATCCAGCGCAACTCTTTGGAACTCTTTTGGATCTTGCCAGCCTACGATCATATTTCCGCCTAAAATAAATTTATCAAGCTGATAGAAATACAACGTGTGCCGTTCATACAGGTCTTCTTCCTCCACTTTTTTTATTGCCCAAGAAAAAATGCCTGTATCATGTGGCATAAGCTGCGTACCCCAATCTGCAGATGGATGATAAACAGCGAAAGGTACTCTCTCACCTGTGTTATAAATTTGTTCCTTTACCTTTCCAAGTACCGCCATCCCAAACAAATTTCCTGAGATGTTTCGTACAATATAGTGTTTAGCGACGTAAAACTCAAACTCATCTGAGCCCTCTATCTCGCTGTAGTAAATGGCAGCTTGTCCCTGTACACCTGGCTCGAATTCAATTCGTAAACCGCCATCTGCCTTCTCCAAAACGCTATAATACGTACTAGGCATCAATTCTCCATCCAAATAAATATAAAAATCATCTGGATATGCTAGCTTGGGAATATCGACATAGGGGCGAGCCAAAGGTAAAAAGAAACGAACAATCGTTGGTTTGGTCAGTCGCGATGCATACACTACTTTGTGAAATTCAGCTTCCTTCCTCCAACCATTTGCTATACATAGATCGGTGAGGCCTTCAAGCAAATGTTTTTCAGTCAGCATAACATCAAGCCAAGGGTGAGCATTAGGCATATAATCTCCTCCCTTCCTACCTCAGCATTTGGTAATTCACCCAAATATATTTATTTTTTCCAGCCTCATTAAAAAATTCAAAATAGAATGTACTCCCTGCCTTACATGGTATAAGAGCTGTTAAATACATTCCCTCAGGTAAATCCTTTGTATAGATGTTCTTGCAAATCAATTGATTGTTTACGTAAAAATTCCAAAAATCCTTTGCTTCATATTGGGAAGATCCAACAGCAATGGAAAGTAGTTCACTATCCTCAGCAATAGCTAACGTATGATCTGTCTTGCCAAGACCTTTGGAGGTCAGAATGATCCCCTCAATATAAGGAGTTGTTTTCGTTGGCATAAAAGGCGGATCGAGCCTTCCGCCAACTACATAACTAGCAAAATTAGCACCACTCGCCAACACCTACACCGCCCTTACATAGTCAAGTTGAAGACTCTTAAACAAACCGTTTTCTCGAATAATGCTGCCCTGAATCGCTTTAAATGCTTGAATGTCCGTCTCCTCCTCCAGCTCCTCATTTACAATGGAGGATTGCTCTACTTCGATTAAAAAACCCGTGATCATTAAGCTTTCATCACGTTCAAGACTAAGCTTTTCAATTGTCCCATTGTCATATGTATAAATAACGGTAGTAACCAGTGATGGATGTGATGCCAATTCTCGCAATACCTCAACACTCACAACCTCAGGCTCTCTCCGGCTCTGGACAATGGTTAAATCATCCCCCCCTGCGTATAGCCCCCCTTTTTTCAGCTCTCTTCTAATCAGGTCTATAATGGGGAAAACTTCATTTGCGTTTGTAAAGTTACGATTGAACATCATCAACACCTCAGCTTCTATTTCAATATAAGAAAAAGCAAGGAACAGTTATCGTTTGATACGTAAACTTTCCTTGCTTTTTTATGGAGATGTAGAAAAAATACAAGAACGCTAAAGTTTTTGGCTATTTAGGCTGTGGCAAAGAGTGCCAGGTTAGTTCCAAAAAGTTAACCATGCCGCTTTCATTGCCAACAAGCCTGTTTCCTTTAATCAGATAGTAGCCGGCTGTGTACGTATTTTGATCATACACGTAACAGCCATCTAGCAATTCAATAAATGGATTGCCCTTCACCACTACATTTTTTGTACGTGCTTGACGTTTCATATCAAAGAAAATTTTATTGGCAATTTCTTCCTTCAGACCGCGCATGGTAGCTCCATCCTTTTCCTCAATCCAAGCCATATGCATACCAGCTGTTCGAATATTTCCTTTCGTGGCCACTAATAAACTCTTATCAAAAAAATGCTCAACCAAGCCTGCTGAGCCTGAAATCATCAGGTGATTTCGAATTCGCGAATAGTCTGTTGAGGAGGTCATTTCTAGCAGATTGTTACTATCGACAAACTCCCATTTCGCTGAATCTATCATTTGCCATTGGGGGGCATCGAGGAAAGAGAGACGTTTTACATGAAAGGTTCCATATCTATCACAGTAGGCTCTGTAGGGCATATCTTGCAGCAATGACTGGATAGCATCTGCCGCTCTGGTTCCTGGCTGAAAGGTAACAGACGCAACAAAAGGATTTTGCCAGCCTCCCACTGTTTTTACACTTTCCTGAGTAACTGCTTCTAATTCAGTTGTCTTTTTATTAAATTTCATAAAGGTGTTCTTCCCTTTATTTACATCAATATAGACTGTATCCTCAATTTCATAATCTGGGTATTTGGTGTCTTCATAATGAACCCGCCAATTGCTTAATCCAGCAGTCACTGCGATATCTTCAACAATACTAGATTTTAGCCAAGCATATGCGCCACCATCACCTGCATATGCTTCTTCTGGTGGATAGGACATCGGTTTATAAAAGACAAATTCCTCCAGCACATCGTACCGATCAACACAATGAAAGGTGATCGTTTTAGCCTCGGCGTCCTCTTCAATTTCACCCTTAATCAGTCCTGTAAAAATGCGAACCACATCTTCTCCATAGCCTGCATAGATTCGAATAGGTGTCGCTTCACTAATAATATGACGCATCTCGCCTTCCTCCCAATAAGAATAAGGAGACGGTAGACTTTTATAGGTGTCAGGAAAAATTGTATTTCTCTCAAATGTAGGAGAATACTTCCCCTTTGCGTTATTTAGCGTAATAGCAGCAGTTGTAGAGGAGGTATCTAGATGTGAGTTCACCTCCCACGACATGATGTCATCTTCTAAGACGAACGTATCCTCGTATTGAAAGCTCCCCACCTCATACCACTTTTCTTTGTACGTATTCTCAATGTGAGTAGCAAACTGTTCGATTGCATAATTACTAAACGCATACCTCACATCAGCAAGGTGTATTGCTCCCTTTGTAACGGCAAACAAAATACGGTTTGTCCCATAAGGAACCGCTGTTCCGCGCACACCTGTATTTTCCCACTTTTCTTTATCATCAGGGAGCTGCTTCTTAACATAGACATCCATATCCGTTTCATTATGACAAACAACAACATACTCCACAAAATCCTTTTTATTGTCGACTTGATATGCTCCACCATTGGTACTGATCCCCGCGTCGGTAATCTCGATCTGATACCCTTTTTTTCCATCAGAGATATATACCTTCCCTTGGGAAGCTTTATCAACCTTCACCTTAAATTGAATGGTAAATGGGAAGCTTTTCACCCTGCCCACTCGTTCTAGACCAGCTTCTTTTCCGTTAGTCGTGATGGTCTGATATGCACCATTATCCTTAATATTTGCTTGCTGATACAAAATCCAATTCTTCGCAGAACTCATCGTATCTTCATAATCCCAAACCGTTTTCCTGTTAATTGATTCTACATCGAATTCACGAGCTTTTAAGAAAAGAATGCCAAAACGTCCAGTAGAAGCTTTGGAAGGATTGGATAAAGAAAATTCGATTTTGTGTTTTCCTTTTGGGACAGGAATAGATGGTGGATATGCTATACCATACTTGGCATTTACACCCCTTATCGTAGCTACTGTGACCCCATCAACCTTAACCTGAACCACATCTTCCAATTCCATATTGGCCATGTAAGCCCAGCCTAAACTTCCAGCCTTAAACCAGTCATGCTCAAACGTAAACTTTTTAATCTGTCCAGGCGCATTGGTTTTCTTAAATCCAAGAAGATGATAGGATTTCTTGTGTGAATCGTAGTCCATGTACTGCTCGGCACCTGCTATCTCTGTATATTTAGCAGGGTCTAATGCCGTCTTTTTGGCAGTAAAATCCTTATGATAAGAAATCTTTTCAGTTGTACGGTTAAATTGATAGCTGGAAACGGCATGATTAATCGTACCATCTGACTTGCGTGCCCTACCATCTCCCCAGCTTTTCACCCGAACAAGAACTTGTTTTCTGCCAAATGCCCTGCACTTTTGATCATTTTCCATTAAAATATCAATCTTATTACCCTTGATGGCTCCACCAATGTCATCAGCCAAATATTCTCCCCAGCTAACGCCTTCGACAATTACCTCTACTTTACTTTTTAGAGGTATGATAGAGGGATCGACAGCGATGATTTTATCATTTTTCCAGACACTAACATCCGTTCCCCCTTTTGTAATTCCTGCACACCCCGTACATTTTGCATGATAGGCAGTGGCTTCCATCGAATATTCAATAGCGGTACCTGCTGATTGCACGGATTTTTGGGTTGGTGAAAGGATACGTGCCGGAGCCTGAATGACCTTCTCACCCCGTAGAAATGGCTCTGGATTTAAGTCCAGACCATTCTGCCGCACCTCAAAATGAAGATGGGAACCGTCACCTCCCCCTCCTTTAATCACGAGTCCCGAATTCCAACCAATCCCAATCGGTTGCCCTGCATGAACCGTTTCCCCTTTTGTAACCAGCAGGTGATTCGGTTTCATATGAGCGTAACGAGTAGACCAGCCGTTCCCGTGATCAATGTACACCGCTGCGCCGTACCCATTTATCCAGCCTGCTTGCACGATACGGCCTCCCCATACAGCATGGATATGGTCTCCTTTTTCACAGTCCAAATCGATCCCTTTATGTCTTTTTCTAGAACACCTTGGATCAGAGTCATGCCAATCCGTAATTAGCATCCCATTTATATGAGTACTGTCATTCTTCTTACCATTCATCGTTCTGCTGGACAAAATCGGCATTGACATCGTTGTATTAATCAATTCGGTCGGGGCGGTAATTGGTGTTCCATCTGTTTCATTAGTTAATGGTGTGATCCCGTCGATGGACAGCATATTTCCCACAACTGAGTCATACACGTACTGTACCGTATCATATTTTTGCCGAAATCCCGGCACGTAAGACAGCTTATCTAGCTCAATAATTACACGCGGCTGTGTTCCATACGCATTTATCCGTCTCATAATCGACTCCAGTAATCTGGAGGAAGGATAGTTCACATCACTTACAAAGGCCATTTTGCGTCACCTACCTAAACCTTTCTATTGCCCATTCAATGAATCGATTGAGAAAAACGATTGCTTCGGCACGCGTGATACATTCCTCGGGTTCAAAGCGTTCATCCTCATATAGTGGAAACGCGTAGCATCCGTCCAAAAATCTTTCCTCTAAAATATCGATCACATCCGACTCGTACCACTTGCCAGAAAAGGTATCCTGATCAGCAATGTAACGAGTTGGAGATGGATTAGGCTTGTACTCCTTATCTGTAAAACGATTGTAAAAGCTTTTTCTCATACGTTGCAGGAATACCATAAATTCAAATCTTCTTAATTGGACTTTTGGGAAAAATCGATCATTATAACGTACACAGCTTGACTCTACTATGACTGTGTCTGTTGTTGTTTTGAATTTCCCGCCCACCTTGTAGTTATACGTCACTTTTGCCGGATAGCCGTTATACATGTATGGAAGATACACTCGTCCTGCGTGCATAACAAATACATCCCGATTAAAGCCAATCGCTTCTTTTATTTTCTGTTCTGGATGATCCCCTGGTTGAATATCTACTAGCTTGCGCTTCAGCTTCACCCCTAAAACCGTACAAGTTTCGGGCTTTAAACGTAGGCTAAACGTATATTGGGATTTTTTCATCACATCCGCGGATGGCATGCGGACAGCATTTTCCCCGCAAGTGCTAAAGGGAGTATATACACAGCCTTCCTGCTTATATTTGGGCTTTCCGAAAGCAATACAGACGACTTCAATCCCACCTGACATTGGATTGGACAGCGTAATTTTCCCATTCTCTACCTTCTCGGGCTGAACCTCCACTCCATGTACGATCACAAAAATTGGATTATCATCATGCACCTTATAATGAGGAATGAGAAATTCCTGTTGTCCATCCACGGTAACAAAGCGCTTGACGATGCGCTCGTAGCCTTTTTCAAAAGCATCATAATACATCCCATCAATAAAGCTCTGTGTGCCTTCACCATCCAAATGAAGACGAGTAGCCTCCAGTAAGTCCCGATAAAACCAATCTAGTGGATCAATGTCAATCCAACGCTTCACCATTAATACCCCCTTAAAATCCGATCAATATGACGGTAGGTCCTCATCAAAAAGGTGATTCCTTCTGCGCGTGTGCATACTTTGTCAGGTCTGAAGGAAGAAATTGCCTCACCATCATCTTCATAGTTGGCAATTAATCCTCTCTGTTGCATTTCATCAACATATGTTTTTGCCCAATGCTTCTCCATATCAATGAATTGATTTTTATATCGGTATTCATGCTCTTGTTTCCGAATAAGAGAAAGTCCAATCGTCACAATATATTTTGTTTCCAGCTCTGCTGTTCTAATGTCTGGTTCCCCGGTAAGAATCCCGACATAAATCGTACCCTTTTCATCATAGTAACGATGCTTGGCTCCACTAAACTGTAGCCAGTCTGCAAATTCCTTTTTACTGTAAAACAATAAGGTAAGCGTCGTTGTATAATGAGAGGTTCCATGACTGATTAAACCTGCAGAAGACGACAGGGTTTGGTTTACATGTGTTTTTAGATTAGGGGAAGGCGGCTTGTAATCGTTAATAAGCCTTGCTTTTACCTCGGTAAAACGAATGCCATTATCATAAAAGAGACGCTTTTTATATATGTAATCTTCTGAATGAAAGCTGTTTTGCTGAGTCATATTACTACCTCCTTGTTAGAGCTTTAGACTTTATGGGAGAAATATTCAGGAAAAACATGCTCGTTGCTCAGTAAAAGAAATACCCTACCTCAATATAAGGTAGGGCTTCATTTTCATAACGAAATATTACGGATAACTTGAACGATAAGCTGCCGTCCCCATTAGCATTTGGTCGCGTATGCTACCTACTCGACCTGTGAATAAGCCACGACCGATTCCATTTCCAATCGCAGTTAATTGTGCTGCTGTAGTATTGTTGGTTACATTAGGCAATGCGATATTTACTACTACATCACCTGAACCAACTGTAAAGGACTGATGCGTGTTTCCTTGCGTCAAATAATCATAACGGCTCATGGCTGTTATACCATCTGGCAAATTAAAGGTACCTACAGGCGATTTCACTTCCTCAAGAATGCCGAGCTGAGCCTGTAGAGATTGTTTCGTTAAATCCCGAATTTCTTGCATATACTTTTTCTGTTCTTCCGGACTCTTTCCAACCATATCCTTCTTGTATTGCCCGATTAGCTTATTTATGTCCTGAACCTCTTGTTTGGCGGAAGCAATACGTAGTGCCCGCAGTCCAGGGGAATCATCTGGTGCTCCTCCTCGTCTTAGCTTTTCTGCCAGGTACGCATTTTCTCGATCTCCCGCCTTCTCTTCTAACTCAATCCGCTCAATGCCAATTTTTGATAGCGATAGATCCTTATAGCGAAGCTGTTCATTCGAAATGCTGTTATTCAAATCCTGAATAGCAAAGGCTAACTCATCTCTTTGATCCCCCTTCGCCTCCATTGCTTTTAATTCAGCAAGTCTCTTTTGTAAGTCGCTAATTTTGGAGCTTGTAATTTTTTGTAATGCACCAATATAAGCCTTAGATTGTCTGTCCATGTTGATTGCAACCATCAATTCCTTGGCTTGAGCGACTTGTTCTGTCTGCTGTAGCCTTTTTTGTACGGAAGAAAACTTTGTTTGAAATTGTCTTTGCTGTTCCAGCTTTCTGTCCATACCTATCTGCTTTTGGCCTTCTTCTTCTGTGCTTTTTCGATCATCGATTAATTGCTTATAACGCTTTTCTTCTTCCTTGTATTCTGCAGAATTTTTATTTTGAATGCTTTGTAGGCGCTTCTTAGATTCTTCAATATACCTATCAAAAATTTCTAATTCACGCTGTAATACCTCTTCTAAGCGTTTTATCTGTGCCTCCTTCATATCAAGGAAAGCTTTGCTATCGGTAGCCACACCATCCAATTCTGCCTGTAAGCTCTCTGCCTCGTTTTTTTTCTGCGCCCCTGTGAAGCCCTCTTTAAGCCTAATTTTAGCTTCATCTGCGGTAATGTTGGATAAGAGTCCATTTTGATATTTCTCATCGTAGCTTTTCTTAGCTTCTTTTTCGATTAAAGCTTTCTCCTTATTTTCAAGCTGAGTCCGTTCATATTGTTTGATAAAAGCCTGTTTTTTCTTTTCTTGAATTTCTTTTTTCTTGCCACTTGCCTCAGACCAAGCATTCACGGCTTCCTCTTCGGAAATATCATTATCTCTTAGATAATTGGCAAGATCTTCATTATTTTTGAGGTTCGCTCCCTGTTTATTGTACATTTCGCGAATTCCATCCATCATTTCCTTAGCGTGACCCACTCCTAAGTGTGTATCTTCACCTCCAAAAAAGCGACTGACGCCATTCATGAAGGTCCCATACATGAGATAAAGAGTATTCCCAATGTTAGGTAAACTCCAAACTCCATTATCTCCCGCCACTCTTAATGTGTTCGCCACACCTACCATGTCTTTCTCTTGTTTTTCCGCACTCATTAATTGACGCTGATCTTCTGTGGTCGTCATGTTCATGGCTACTGTCTTGGCAGCTTGGGCCAAAGCTAGCATGGCTACAAGCTGTGCCCCCATCTTGAAAATGTTAGCTGTTAAACCACCAATGGCTCCCCCTGCTCCCCTAGCGAGATCGGATGTTTCACTTAGGAAGCTCTTAAACTTGTCCCCTACTTTGTTTCGATTAACTTGCTCATTCATACTGCGCATCGCATGAGATAGCTCTAGATAGGTGGAAGAAGCGTTGCGTGTAACTGCCGAACTTTGCCTTAATGAATTCTGATAACTATCTAAAGCTTGTTGTAGACTCGTAATGCTATTGATCGCTGGAGAACCATTCCTCCGTAATTCCTGAAGATGCTTTTCAAAACCCTCAAATTCAGTTTGACTCATTGTACCCATGCGTGAAGCAACATTTTTAAATTCTGTATTGGAAGCCATTTTTTGCACAAAGGAAGTGCGATCCGCTGTACTTGCCAGCAGCGTATTCAAAAATGTCGGCTGAATGAGATGATTGGATTGAGGATTCGTTTTCAACCGATTAGCATAAGTCCGATTCCGATTAAATCTTTCTTGATAGGAAACCTTCCCTTTTTCCTTCCAGCTTTTTGATTCCTCCATCATTGCAAAAAAAGTAGGAAAATCATTTACCTTATGTCCAGAGCTGGCTATATATTTTTTAAAATGCTCGTGCTGAGCTTTACTCATGGAATTAAACTCTTGCATTCGTTTTAAAAAGATTTCATTTCCCTGAAAATCTGCTGCCTGCTGGCGTAATTTCCTATGATTTCCCTTTAAATCATTCCCCATCATGCTAGTTACTACAGGGTCTGATACCATCCCTTTCATACGATCCGCATAAGCAGTGCGCTCTCTTTGTTTTTCCCAGTTTTCAGGAATTCCAGATTTCTGCCAGCCCCATTTGATGCCTTTCATCAGTGTAAGACCAAGCAATGCGTTAGACAATACATCTGCTAAACTAGCAAAAAGCTGAATATTCCGTGAAACTCCATCTGCCATATTCATCAGCATATAAGACACCTTATTAATAGATGGAGTCAGTTCAGTAACTAGTGCGTCCAAGGCTACTTCTAAGCTTGTATTAACTCGATTCATATTGACTGAAGGATTTTGCAGGGACTGCTGAAGCATTCCCTCAAATGTAGACTGATCAAAACCTTTCATCTTCGTGATAAGCTCTGCATGTGTTTTAGCTAAAAGGGCTTCCTGACTGGCGCCACCTTTCCCTCCTTCTTTGGTACCAAAGAAAGAATCGATCAGTCTATCTCGTTCAGCACTATTACGCAAGGAAGAAAGCATATCCGCAAAATCCTTATACATGGACTCTGCACTTCTGTTTTTCATTCCACCAGTCGCTGGGTCCATCTCTTCTGTTTTGACACCGAGCTCTTTCGCTTTATCTCTTCCTCTGTCAGTTTCAAAGCGTTTCAGGATTTTTTCATAGATTCCGAGATTTGTATTTGTTTGAATGGAGGCAGCAGAAAGCCCTACGAGCATATCTGCGTCTGTTTTTGATTTAAATGTATTACCAGCTTTATTAATCATTTGCAAAATTTGTTCACTGTTTGCCGTTCCCATTTGAGTGACAGCAGCAATAGAACGAATAATCTTATCATCCATTTCTTGCATGGATAGGCCCAGCTTATCTTTAGTAGCCAACAGGCCGTTAGCTACTGCCTTCATATCAGTAGAAGGGTCAATTATTTTGATCTGTGCTACCTGTTGTACTAGCTTTTTAATCTCTGCTGGTTCCGTAAGTGTTTTACCGCCTATAGAGGCTACTTCAAAAAGCTGCTTAAAGGAAAGACCATAAAAAGAAGTTTGTTGACGAACAAAGCCTTTAATCCCTTCAATTGCACTCGCTACTTTTCCCTGATCAACCGAGCTTTGAGCGTTATTAGGATCAACTCGATAATCTTTTAGTAGCGAGAGACTGCGGTATAGCTTGATCTCTTCCTGCTGAATATTATTAAAAATATCAATAGCTTGGTAGAGAAGTGAGGAAGGGTCTTTAGCTCCGCTTACCGCTAAGTTATTGCGAATAGAGGCAATAGCAGCGTTTTGAGCGTTGATAGCTGTCACTACACTAGCAGCAGGAGCCGCCTCGTTTAAAGCTGGAGAAGCACTAGCCTTCTTTCCAGATACTGCTATACCCATGTCTGCAGTACCATGATCTAATGAACGTAACATGACAGGAGAAGAGAGAAACGGTGGCAAGGTGCGGTTATATCTCTGTATGCCCCCCGCACTTTGCCCAAATTCTTGCAATATATGCTCCACTTGGAGATCGAATTGTTTCCTAATCTTTTGAATTAGCTTTTCATTGATCAAATTGATTTGACTAATGAGGTGTTTTTTTAGCCTAGGACTCGATTTAATATCTAATGTTTCAATGCTGTCTGCTAACTTCTGCAGTTCAAGCTGAATACCTCGTTTTACTTTTCCTTGCACCTCATCAGAGACTCTTTGCATCTGGGATTGTAATTCTGGCATTCGCTGAGTGAGTGTTCCAGCCCTCTGTCCCATATTCTTGCTTGCAGACATGACGCTACCATCCTGATTCATTTGTTGGTGCAGCTTTCTTCCCATGTCTCTATTTACTTCTCTGTGAAAGGAACGTAGGGATTTGTGTGCCGTATTGATCCGAGCAGCCAAATTGCCAAATCGAGAGTCAAGTCGCTCCAGCTCCTTGCTGTATTGAATGGAGCTTTGAATGGAAGCGCGCAGTTCAGTGGCAAAGCTTGCTCTCATTTCATTATTCATCGTCTCACCTGCCTTATAAAATAAAACTCCTGCCCCTCCATTCAGGAGCAGAGCAGGAGTATGTATTAACCCAAAACGTTGGAAAGCCATTCCATATCTGATTCATCTGCCACTTTATAGCCATCCAGGTAAGTTCCATCTGATCTAGTCTCGGTCTGTCCATGTGATTGATCCTTGGAGGATAGTCCTCCTCCGCCAAACAGGCTTCCAAAGGACATGGTTGAAACCTTCACAGTAAATTCGATATGTTCATTGCATTGCTCTAAATAAAAACCCAACTGAGGCAATGTCAGTTGCCAAACCTGATATTTATCCAGATGACAATAATGAGCTAGTTTAAAGAAAATATCAGCCCAATTGATAGGAGCTCGTGCCTTATACTCCTCATCTTCCTCCTCAGTGGTTACATTGACTTTTTTAATCCATTTAATCCAATCATTGCATCAATAATCTTTTTGGCCGTTTCTAAGTCTACATAATCAGCTAAATAATCTGTATCCACGTGCTTATAGTAGGGTTTAAACGCCATTAGAAGTACATTTAATAATTCCTCATAACGATCATCGTCTAGCTCTGACTCTGGAATTAAGTTGGCAATAATAATTCCTGAATCAATCGTATTTAACAATTTCATCAGTTTTCGGGCATCCCTGATACCGAGAGGAGGAATTGAATACGTTTTGCCATCACGCAGCCGCACCTTTTCATCCTCTTCAAAAAATACCTTTTCGCGAATGGACGCCTCTTCTTGGCTCAATACTTTAGCTGGTGTTTCCTCCGTTGTTGAAACGGCTTGTTGCTTTTCAACCTGACCGGCTACCTCTTGTTGAATAGCCTCCTCTTGCTCAGAGGTATTTTCCTGATGCTTTGGAATTGCAAAATTTCGATCACTCAAAACGTGGCACCCCCACTTGTGTTTTCCCCCATTTACTGTTAGACATAGGTAAGCTAAATGGCGGGGGTAACCAGATAGCTACCTATGCTGTCATTCTAAGTACTTCTTAGTGTTTTCGAACATGATTATGGAAAGAACCCCTCCTAGAGGGGTCCCTACCTAGCAAAGATTTTTGGCATTTGCACTTTGCGCTTCATATCGTTTGATTGTTCCAAGTTTTCCATCTACACGATCAGGATCAATAACGGTTAAGGTTACGCTATGTGTAGAAGCCTGTTGACGTTGTGCATCCACCGTAAAGTTTGATTTTACACGGCACAAGTACAGTTCTGTTTGATAGCCTTGGATAGACCCGTCCTTTTGTTCAAATTGACCATCATGAATGACATGGACAGTAAGAGGCATATCCTTCGTACTAATATCCAACACGTCTACAACTTCATTACGTTTGTAGTTTACGTAAATATCCACGTCTTTTAAGGAAGAATGAAAAGATAGCGTACCGCCATTTACTGTGTACTCATACTCTTTGGGAGTAGCGTTTGTCGTTTTCTTTAAAAGCTTGTTGCCTTTTAGGGTACGAACAGAAATTTGAGGATCTTTATGCAGGGCAGCTCCGAAAACAAGATCGACTTCGAATTTGCCGCCCGTTTCTTTTACAGTATTCTTCTCTTCTAATACCCAAACAAAGCCATCCTCATCGTACGATACTCCACTAAGAGCAACTGGATACAAGATAACCACGGTTTTACCTGCAAGAGCATCATCAAACGTAATGGTTTTACCTGCAAGTGTTACTTTAGATGTTACGTCTGTTCCGTTAATCGTGCTCTCATACGCTTTATGAGCAGGACTTGATACGGATGCTTCAGAAAGCGTACCCTGATAAGGTGCAGAAGATGGTACCTGTACCGCTTCCGTCACCATTTTATAGGTGGCACCACTAACACCTTCTCGTAATTTTGAGCCAAGAGCCAGACGGACAAGGTTTAAGTCAAATTTTGCATCTTCGGCCGTGATATCAATCGTCTTTTTTCGTAAAAGGGTATCGAGAGCAACGCTAGAGTCCCCACCTTCAATATCTTGCATGTCAAGCTGAATATCTAAGCGCATGTTGTTCAACGTACCAATCGTGATTAATTCATCACAATTAGGCAATTTTGCCATAAATTTACCTGCACCCTTAATTAGCATTTTCTTATTCTTCGTTGTACTCATGCATAAAACCCTCCTCTAATCATCTCAAAACAATGGTTATAGTAATTTGTGCTTCCTTACGCTTTTTCATAGGCTAAACCTTTGAAAACCTCTGAATCTATCAATTCCTAGCCAAAGCGTGAAACTCATCGTTCTCTGATCAGTACCGCCTATAATATGCGTATAGATTCGAAACACAAGATACTACTAGCGCCCATCATCTTTTTCATGGTTCGTATCACAATATAAGTAAAAGCAGTGTAGGCTTTAACTAACCTGCGTATTGAAACGAGCTTTTTTGTTTATCTTTTCTACCATCTAAAATGATAGTGTTGTTCATACAAGCCCCTATTCAAGACAACATGTGCTTCAAGAGTCATTTTTAAAGAAACCCTCTTCTCTTCATACAAGGACGACAGCCTTCAATCACCGTTTTAGGAATATACATTTGTTTATTAGATGACTCAACTTCATGTGGAAAGACAAGATTTCCATAAGCATTCATTACTTTTCCCGTTTTCTCTCCCAAACAATGCAAGCAGGTTTGCGGCTCTCCTGTAAATCCTTCCGCAAAATAATTTTGTTTTGCCTTTTCCGTGACGTAACGGAAACCACATTGTACACATTTCTCTAATTTTTGCATTGTATCCATCCAATCTACTAGCCATCAATCAATTCTTCTATCTTTCATTTATAGCTCTGCTTTCGGATGTTCACTACATCTGAAGTATTCCTATTTCCACTTCTTGTGCCTCTTGAAAAAAAGGAAAAGTTTCGCAACCTTTCCTTAGGATAGAACCACTACTATAAAAGTAAAGTGCAACATTTACAATCGAAAAGGCTACATAGCAAGCTCTTGAATAACTCTATAAAGTTCCTCTTTACTTTTTACGATTACATATACTGGCGGCTCATGCTCGATAAAACTAACAAACTCTATTGTATATTCTGCTTTTTGTTGACTATTGACGTATATATCCGTCATCACAATACCTTTTTTGAATCGGAAAGCCAGTCCCATGAAATAGGTATCCCGACCGAAGCTGGACGTAATTTGTTTACAAAGGTTGTCTAACAATAAGATCATCTCCCTATTCGCAAAGATGGTTTCCAT